GACATCGATAGTTGCTGAATACCTACACTTACCAATATTTCAGGAGGACTTAAAAGCAAGGGGCGAGGCTATGACAACTTTGGTAAACGCTTTATCAAAGGCTTTAGCCGATCAGGCGATCGATGTTAAAATGTATCAGGAAGAATTAAAAAAACTAGGATTCAAATTCACAACACCATGAGCAGAAAAAACAAACAACCAAAGATTGAAACGCCAATCATTGAGAGCGAATCTGTAAGCCAGGTTCCTAGCTTTATTGAAGAAAGTAGCGAAGTATTGCCAGAAGTAGAAAGCGACCAAGTGCTATCAACTCAGTCTAGTGACTTTACCGAAACAATTGAAAAGGTAACCGAGGAAGTAGCTGAAGAACAAAAAGGAGACGCTGAACCTACATCTATGCCAGTGCCACAACCTGTAAAAAGGGATAGATTATCTTTTTCAGATATGCTAAGAAACAGACGTAAACCAAAATAGCCATGCCAGATATAAGAAAAGCGGAAACGGCAGCTCTTGCCAATACCACAACTACTGAATTTCCTTTAGTCCAAAATAGCTCTGGGTCTTACCAGTTGATTATTAAGACTGCTTCTGGTAATGCAGGGACTATCCAATTCGGAATATCAAAGAAAGGATCTGCTCCAGCCTTGACTAATGCCTTTGCTTATGGAGCAAGCCAGACAATAACGCTCACTGTTAACCGCAACGAAAGCTTATGGGCAAAAGCAAGTGCTGGCACTCAAAACTTTTTAGTTGAATACTAATGGGAAAGCCAACGCTGGAAGAAATACAAAAGATGAAAGCGATCAAAGAAAAGATCGTGAAGGAAAAGCAAATAGTAAAGAAATGAAACTCGAACTGCCAAATTTTACGGAAAAATCTGAACTAATAGACTATTTGGTATCAAATAAGTCCAAGTTGATTTCACAAAAGAAAAGCGTCACTAAAGAATCTGACGGAGTGAGTCATTGTGTTGAATTGGTAATCGACAAAGACAAATCTGAATTTACTGTAAAGGCCGGAATGCAATCAGTAGAAATACCAGACACGGCAACTCAAATAAAAGTTCGATCTATAATCAACACCACAAAGCTGTTTGATTCTCATGGTGACGTTCATCTTGATCAGCTATGGAACAAATCTTTGAAGGAAAACAAAGGATTTTCTTTGATTCAAGAGCATCAGTTCAATTTTAAGGGCACTATTTCAGATAATGTTAAGGCCTTTACTAAACAAATCGCTTGGCATGACATGGGGATAAACTTTGAAGGCAAGACTCAGGCTCTTGTATTTGATTCGTTGATTGACAAAAACGAAAATGAATTCATGTTTGAAAAGTATCGCACCGGAAAGGTTAATAATCACTCGGTAGGGATGCAATACGTGAAGATTGATTTAGCCGTCAATGATGATCGTTACGAAAAAGAGTATGCTATTTGGGGAAAGTATTTTGATGAGATAGCAAACAAAGAAGACGTGCTGGAAGCCGGTTACTTCTGGGCTGTATCAGAGGCAAAGATCATCGAAGGAAGCGCGGTTAAAAGAGGATCGAATTGGGCAACGCCCACTTTATCAATAGAGCAAACAAAAGAGGAGCCGCCAGTTGGCACTCCCAAAACAGAGCCGCCAAAAAGCACTCTAAAAGCGAAGGAATTAATCAAGTATTATCAACCAAAAAACCACATTTAAAATGGAAAAAGAAGAATTAGAACTCTTACTTAAAGGCATGGCCAAAGAAAATGGCGATGCAACTAAGTCGGCTATTGAAGCGGCTGTAAAAGGCTTCATCACCGCTGATCAGTTAGCGGCCAAGTTGGGTGAGTTTGGCGTGACTGAAAAGTCTATCCAAGAGCTTACCACTGCAATCGAAAAGCAAGGAATTGAGCTAGGCAAGTTGACGGCAAGCGGAGGCGCAGACAAAGGAGCAAGCGTTGAGGAAATAGTTGCTAAGAATGCGGATGCTATCAAAGCTCTTGCATCTGGTGACAATTCAGGCCGGGCATCTTTGAAGATCAACAAGACTTTGGTGCAAAGATCATCTGTATCAAGCAATACGATGGGAATCCGCATCCCAGGAATTGGCGAGCTTGCTACCCGCAAGAGCGTGATCCGTTCTCTGTTCACTCAGTACAACTACTCACCAGCTCAAATGGCTGAATCGAATGGAGTTGTGCGTTGGATGGATCAAAACGCTATCACCCGTAGTGCTGCTGCTGTTGCAGAAAACGGCACAAAACCAGAATCTGCGATTACGTGGATCGAGCGTACCGAGTCTTTCCAAGTCATAGCTGACACCATCCCCGTATCAAAACAGGCGTATCGTCATCTTGGATTTGTGTCCCAGCAAATCAACGACTTGCTTAACAAAAACTTGGAGCTAGTAGTTGACGGTCAAATCTATGACGGGTCAGGTGTAAGTCCTAACCTAAACGGATTGTTTACCGTGGCACCTGCTCAGGCTCTTGACATTACATTGCCTGGTTTCGGAACGGTAGTAGATTCAAACCTTTACGATTTGGTTTCTGCTTTGCGCGTTGCCATCATGAACGGTGGGGCTGCTGGTACTGGAAAGCAAAGCAAGTACATGCCAAATATCGTATTGATGAACCCTATCGACATTTTGAAATACAAACTTTCAAAAGCTGTTGACGGTCATTATTTGCTACCTCCTTTCATCTCAGCTGATGGAACAAAGATCGACAACGTAATGGTTATTGAGTCTTCACGCGTTACCGCAAACTCTTTGGTAATTGGTGACTTCTCCTATGGAAACGTTCACCAAGGCGAAGACGTGACCATTGAAATGGGATTAGTTAACGATCAATTCTTGAAAAATCAATGGACTATCAGGGCTGAACAAGAAATTTTCTTGTTGATCAGAAACGTTGATCGTGACGGATTCTTGAAGGTGTCAAACATTGACGCTGCAATTGCTGCTTTGGGTATCGCTTAATTTTTGAAAGAATATGAAAATGAAAAATCTATTTATCGGAATCTTGGTAGCCTTGGTTTCGATCTCATTTGCAAACGCTCAAGTAGCTCCTTTCTTCAATGCCCTGTCAACTGGTGGAGTGTTCCCTCAGTCCGATACGGTAACGAATACCGCTACTGGCACAGTTCAATGTCGCTTACTTCGTGATATTGCGGTTACAAATACAACCGTTCAGGTCAACGTGACTAAACTTTCCGGAACCGTTGGTGGCACAATTTCTTTACAAGGTAGCCTTGACGGTGTTAACTGGAGGGCATTGAATACGGTTGACACTCAAACGGCTTTAGCAACAGTAACGGCAGCAGACGCAACGGCTAGTTACCATTGGAGGCTTGCCGGTTCACCATTCCTTTTTTATAGGGTGAGTTGGACTGGAACAGGTACCATGTCGGCAAGTTTTAGCGCGTTGTTATACCGAAATAAGCAATAAGATGTTTTTGACCTCAACAGATTTTTACATTGCTCCTTACCTGATCCCTACACAGGCAGAAAATACCAATGGTATAAATGCCTACATTAAGGACACCGAGGAACGTATGCTCAAAAAACTGTTGGGGTCTATTTTCTACGATGCTTTAAAATCTGGTATAGAAGCACTGCCTGCGGAATGGTCTGCGACAGTTGCCTATGCAAGTTTAAGTCAAGTTGTTTACGGGAGTAATATCTACCAAGCCAATGCACTCACAACAGCAGGGGAAATCCCGGGCATCTCGAGCAAGTGGGATTTACAACCAGTAAACAAGTGGCTTAAATTAAGCAATGGTGACAAATACGACAACGAAGGTAAAGAAAATAATTGGGATGGATTTGTTGAGGGCTTAAAGCCGTATGTTCACTCCATGTACTTGAAAGAGTATAATGCAACAGTTGCGCCTCTTGGTGTTGTTAAACCAAAGTCTCAAAACTCTGAGATCGTTTCACCTAACCAGATAATCGTCAGACACTATAATAGGTTTGTCGAAAAGATGGGAAGCTATGACGGTATAGGGTTGTATGATCGCGCCTTTGGAAGACTAGGACACTTTGGAACGTTCGGACTTTATCACGAAGATTCTTTGTATGGTTACCTCTACTCAAATCATGCGTCTTTTAACGCGGAGGTACAATCAAAAGGATACGCTGATTTTCGGTCTTACTTGAATACAAAGTTTTATTTCCCTGAATACATAAACAGTTTTGGTTTATGATAATCGAGGAAGCAATGGAACAAGTGGTAGCATTGATGCGGGTTAAGTTGGGAACGACAACGCCTGAGTATATGTACGGACACATTCAAGAGGTAAACCAAAGGTTGCAATTGAAGGAAACAGACCCGGTAAACAGGAGTAAAAAGTATCCGCTAATCATTTTGCGGTTGGATACTTCTGGAAGCGTTGATGGGAATGTTACAGATCATACTTTGAACATGGCAATAGTGAACAGAACGGATCAAAAGTACAACGCACCGGAAAGACTTGAGAAGGTTTTTAAACCCATTCTGATTCCGTTGTATGAATTATTTATGCAATGTCTTGGAGAGGTCGGCTTGTTTACCTGGGACGGTGATCAAGAATACCCACCACACACCGAAACAAGGCGATACTTCTGGGGTACTGAATCAGGTTCTATTAAAGTTGCCAATATCTTTTCAGATCCAATTGACGCGATAGAGATTACCAATTTAAAGATTAGTAGTAAGAAGAAAAAAATTTGTTAACAATTTAAAGTAAAAAATTATGCCAGATTGCGTAATACTGAAAAAAAATCTTGGAATATCCAAGTGTAACTCATTGCCTGAGTTAATCAAAGGCATGATTACTACCCCCGCTGGATTCTTTTTGACCCCTACCAACGCGCTACTTCAGGCACAATGGCAAGCGGCTCTTTTAGCTTCCGCTTCGAACAGAATCTATTTGTGGCCTAAGTTCAAAATGTTTGAAGATGCAAGCGAGGAAGCTGTTTATGAGGAAACAGAATTGAGTTCATTGAAGGTTCGTGATGGCCGCTATCGTTTCAAAATGGCCGTTCGTGAAAGCCTTTGTTTGCATAAGGCTATGTTCACACATAGCGGAAACGCAAGCGCCAAAGTTTTCTTGATCGATTCAGAAAACCAGATCATCGGTACAACTGAAAACGGAAACTTTGTAGGATTCGACATTGAACTATTGAACGTTGAGAAATTGAAGTTTGCTGCTGGTACGGTTTCAACAAAGACACCTATCTACATGGTTCTTTCCGATAACAAGGAACTGGACGTTAACGGAACCATTGTAAGTACTGGCGGATTTGTAAACGCTTTGTTCTCCATCGTTGACGTGGATGTTGTCCAAGTTGGATCGGCCACCACTTCATTGATCAGGGTAACTGTAAAGGCTACCTGTGACGGAACAAGCCTTGACGGCTTGGTTGCTGCTGACTTCTCTGTTGCATCTTCTGCTGGTGTTGCTCGCACGATCACCACGGTAACGCAAGCAACTGACGGTACTTATTCAATCAACTCAAGCGCTGCATTCACAGTGGGTGACATTGTGAACATCAGAGCTGCAAGTTCATTGAGCATCCCCGGTTACGAATCGACTGGCGGAAAGGTTACGGTTTAGGTTTAATTGGAGGCCGGACTGCGAACCGGTCTCCTTTTTTTATGGGAAAGATTAAAGACTACTTGGACAAAATCAAATCGGTAGGAACTCAAGACATTGAGGACATGCTATTGAAAGTTGTTGTGGAGTCAAAGAATCAGGCCATAGACTTAAACACTGATCAGTTGTTTTCAGGTAAGGATGCAAACGGTCAGAGTTTAGGGCAATATCGAAATCCTAACTATGCAGCATTTAAGAGATCGTTAAACCCGGCTGGCGTTGTAGACTTAAAACTTAGTGGTGACTTTTATCAGGGATTCTTTGCCAGGACTGACAAGTTCCCGATCACGTTTTCAAGTACGGATGAAAAGACTGGCGAGTTAATGCAAAAATATGGGACTGAAATATTTGGACTCAATCAAGACAGCCTGGAAGAATACAGGCAAGAAATTAAGCCAGAAGTTCAAAAGGAATACCGCAAAGTTTTACACTTACAATGACATAACCCTACAAAATTACCTCACCATTGCACAGACAATGGACTTGAAAGGGTTACTTATTAAAGGCAAGGCAAGTGAAAAAGAGTTGTTTGAAAAGTGGGAAGATTTAGTAAGAGAAAATTACAAGCTGAATGGTGGCTTTGATTACTTGAACTATTGCGATGTGATTGAAGGGTATAACTACCTGATCGCAGAGTACAACGTTGTTAAATGTACGCTTATTCAGTTAATGTTTTTTGTAGATGACAACTACATTGCAGAACTAAATGAGAAAGGATATAGGATAGACACAAAAGATTCATTGTCATACGTGCAAAGCATTAACGCGGCCATGCGCAAGTCAGACGGGTTGATTACACGAATGAAAATGAAGTCCAACGAAATAGCTGGCATGTTGCCAAAGGAAGGGCAAAAGGCCGCAACGTTTGAAGAGATAATGGCCGGGCTTACTATTTGTCTGGAGTTTGATTTACCGGAAGGATTGAAGCTGGCAAGATTTAACGAGTACAAAAAGATCATCAACGAAAGAAACCAAAAGCATGTCAGAGATAACTAGACAAGACCTCATCAGTGATGACGCGCTCGAAGCCCCTGCGATACTTACAAAGGAGTTGGAAAAACTTTTGGTAGTTGTTGGTCAAGTAAAGACTTCAAGTAAGGAAATCGGGCAGGGCATCGGTGGAGCTGGACTGAAACAATCCAAAGAAGACACTAATAAGCTGACCGAGGAAATGCGGGTACTTGCTACGGTAAGTAAGCAGATCAAAACAGAAACCGCAAAGCAAAGCGATGAATACCAAAAGCAAGCCACGATCTTAAAAGACCTAAAGGAACAGCAAAAGCAACGCAACGCACTTGGAGACAAAGAGGCAATCAACGTTAGGGCTGCCACTTCTTCGATTAAACAATTAGAGGCTGCATTGAAAGCCAACAGGGCGGCTTATGCGGCTCTAAGAACCGAGGAAGAACGCAATACCAAGACCGGAAAGGATTTAAGCAAAGCCATTGAAGAGCAATACAATGAAGTAGTAAAGCTTAATAAAGGCATGGGTGTTCACAAAGACACCGTTGGAAATTATGAAGGGGCATTGACTGGATTGAAAGCCGAACTAAAGGCCGCCCGTGGAGAAATGGTAGCCATTGCCGATACATTAGGTCAATCTTCCAAAGAATATCAGGATGCAGCAAGGCGCGCTGGTGAAATAGGGGATAAGATTGCAGACGCTAAAGACGAGGCAAAAGCGTTTCAAGGTGATACCGCAATTGAAAATCTTGGAACTCGGTTCGGATTGTTGGGCGATAAAGTAAAAAGCCTGGATTTTAAAGGAGCGGCCACACAGATAAGGGGTATTGCCGATATATCAAAGGCAATGACATTTAAGGAGGCTATCGCTGGGCTTGGTGGCTTTGGGTCGGCTTTGGGTCAATTAGGTAAGGCGCTTTTAACAAATCCTATTTTCTTGATTGCCGGGGCTATTGCAGCCGCGGTTATAGCTTTCAAATACTTTGAATCACAGGCCGAGAAACTAACTACTTCCATGATTGAAAGGTCAAAAAGGGAAATGGATGCCCTGACAAAAAGGTACGACCATGAAATAAAACTCATGGAGATAGCACATAAAGACGCTACCGAACTAGAACTTGAAAAGCAAAGGGCAATTATCAGAACAGCGGACACCGCTATAAAGGCCGCTGGAGATACAATGAAAATAGACTACTTAGCAAGTTTAGCCGCTAGGTCTATTGTATTTACCGTCAATGAAGAAAAGATGGCAAAGCTAAAAGAGTTCAATGAGGCCAAAAAATCAGCAGAGAATGAAATAGAATTGATCGAAGCACGTAGGAAGCAAAAGCAGATTGACAATGCCAAAGATATAACCGACAAATTAATAAAAGAAGGTCAGGAAAGGATCAAGAAAATAAAGGCTTTGATTTCGGAGGAGGAAGCCGACATTGAGCCATTCAATACTATCATTTTTGGTAACGAGCAGACTAACCAAACAGTTTTAGACCAGCTCAATGACCTATTCGGTAAGACTAAAACTGCAATCGATCAGGCACGAAATCAAGAACTACAAGACAAAGCCGAACATGACGCAAACCTTTTAAAAACCGATCTAAGCTACCAAGAAAACAGACGGGCATTATTCCGCAAGCAAGTAATTGAAATACGGGACGGGCTTTCAGAGGCCAACGGATATTACCAACAGTTCAGCAGCGCGATTTTGAATTTGAGCAACGCTTTAACAGCTCAACGGATTGCCGATATTGACAGTGAGATAAACAAAGAGCGCGAACGGGCAAATAATGAAATCCTTTTAGCCGGGGGAAATGCAGAGGCAAAAGCAAGGATTCAGGCTCAATCAGAAATAAGGACTGCAGCCCTCGAAAAGAAAAGGAGAAAGGAAGAACGGGACGCAGCAGAGCAGGCAAAGACTTTAGGTATCGTTAGCGCGGTAATTAAAACAGCGTTGGCAGTCCTCAATCAACTATCTAGCGGTGATCCTTATACTGCCTTTGCGCGCGCTGCCGCTGCCGGGGCTTTGGGAGCTATTGAGATAGCCGCTATATCGTCACAGCCATTGCCAAAGTACTTCAAAGGAACAGAATTCCACCCCGGAGGTAAGGCGATTGTCGGTGAGCAAGGCGCGGAACTTATGGTTATGCCATCCGGTAACCTCCAGTTGACCCCATCACATGCCACGGTGGTAGATATTCCACGTGGAACAGAGGTTATTCCTAACGCTGAAACGATGCGGATGCTCGCAATGGCCGGAATTAGCAGACCGGAAAGAAGCGAGTCGAGATCAGATGACAGGCTATTGAAAGAGCTTCGATCATTGAAGGAAATAACGGCTAAGAACAAACCAAGCAATCCTAAACTTACCCGCAATATGGCAACGGTGTACGAAAGCAGAAAGGTAGGAGAGAATCTTACAAAGAAAGTTAGATCTTTGTCAATGGGTGATTGGGTATGATATTTAGATTCACACTAACACACGCGGTTGAAGGGACAAAGGTAATATCTGAGCCGGACGGATGGGAGTCTTCTACTATTGGCTTTGAGCGTCACCCAGAATTTCATTCTTTGGTAGAGTATTTCAAGTCATCATTCAACGCTTATGGTTCGAACGGTACTGAGGATGGAGGCCGCGACTGGTTACTAAACGTGGAGAAGCTACACGGGCAAGATGCCGAAATAGATATTCTAGTAGAAATTGACGAGGACGAAACTGGAGTATTTGAAACCCTATACACCGGGCAATTGGCTGTTTCTATGTTTGTGGAGACATTGGACACAGACCATATGCTACAAATGGTGTTTACCCAGAATGGATTCTGGACTAAGTTTATTTCACGCTACAAGAACAAGGTAAATATTAAGTCAACTGTTACGGAGAGCGGTGACGCGGTGACGGCTGCGAATGATATTACCTTGCCTTTGCCTAGTCAAAAAGTAATAGAAAAATATTCAGCTACACCAAATTCAAACACGGAATTTGAGCAAAATGGATTTACTGACATTTTAGGGACTAATTCAAATATAAATAATCCACTATACGGAAACATAGAAAGCCTTAATCCTATAATAAGCGAAATTTCACAGGGCTTTAACTATGCAAATGGTTTTGCTTGGATTTCAAGCCAATCAACATATCCACCATTTCAACAAATTGTTGATCTCCCAATACTAGACTTAAACTTTGGAGGTGTTTTAGATGTAGATTTAAAAGTAAGATCAAATTACATACTTAAAGTTTTTGCTGGGTCAAACGTAGGTGCAGACAAAAGATATAGGGTTAGATTTATATGGGAACATCTATCAGCAAGCAACGCACTAAAAAACAGAAATACTTTTGGCGAATTTTTTACAGGATCAATTCCTGTTTTTCCTTCTGTTGGTGAAGTTAGCACCGGGTATGTCACCGCAACATATACACTATTAGGCGTGGCAGTTGAACCTGGGGACAAGATTTATGTTTATTCTGAGTCACAAAGAGCATCAGCAGGGTTTAATGGAGGTGGTGGTGACAATATCGAGTACATAAAAATACAGCCAGATAAGGACAACACCTTTATAAAATTCACAATAAATTCAATTGCGCCTGATACCACTACAAAAGCATTTCTCACTCACGACATAATGGACGCTATCACCAAGCGGATCACGGACAATGAGGCTACTTTGTACTCTGAGTATCTGGGTAACGCTTTTACCTCACGGGTTTACGGAGCGACTGGATGCGGATCACTATTGGCCAACGCCAAAGGTTTGCACATACGAGGATACACGCTAACGGAAAAACCTTTTTTTAAGTCTGCTGAAGAATGGTGGCAAGGTATAAACCCGATCTATAACCTTGGATTGGGGTATGACAAATTATCCGGTAACGATATTATCAGAGTAGAACGAAAGGAATATTTCTACGATGATGCAACACCTTTGGTAAACCTTTCAAACGTATACTCGATAAAGCGATCCTACGACAGCGAACATCATTTTAATCAGGTAGAAATAGGTTACGACAAATGGCAATCACAAGCCGCAACCGGAACTGGTACGGCTTCTGGTATTGACGATTCGCAAACAAAACACACATATAACAGCCGATTCAGACGGATAGGAAATAAAATAACGCTTTTTTCCAAGTGGGTAGCGGCTTCTTTGACACTCGAAACTACAAGGCGAGTAGGTGTATTGAAGTCATCAAACTACACCTATGACGATGAAACTTTTGTAATAGCCTTGAGATCGTTAGGAGCTGGCAGTTTCACCCCGGAACTAGACGAGAATTTCACCACACTAACAAATCTGACCAACAAAGAGACGCGATACAATAGCAGACTTACCCCTGCCCGAAATTTTTTGCGGTGGGCAAACTATCTTAACGGATGCCTTCAATCCTACATTGGGAGCGTTTTCAAGTTCGCATCTGGCGAGGGTAATTTTGATATGACCTCGCAAATGTCTACGTCTTGCCTAGGTGATTCTACCTTAGTGAATGAGAAAGGCAACATCTCGGTTACCTCTGACTTCCTATTTATCCCTATGCTCTATGAAATTAACCATTATTTAACATGGGAGGAATACAAGCTAATCAGGGATAACAGAAACCTATGTATAGGCATTAGCCAAACCGAGGCAAATCATAAAAAATTCTTCATAAAAACGCTAGAGTACCAAATTGGGACAGGTTTATTGAGGCTGATTGCATGGCCTAAAGAGCCTTTTGATATTTTTGTTCCTGATTTTGTAGATGATAGCCCGACTAGATATTATGAGGATTTCTACGAATCTCAATATGAATAAATTTACTATATTTGGAATAATTTATAAATTTGCATCCAGATGAATGTATCTGACGCATTACCTATACAGTTCTGGCCTATGTCCTCGGAGACATACAACGAACGGGTCAACGCGTTTGTCGAACATAGGTGTTTTTTTCAAGAGTTCACGATTACCGACACTATAAAGTTACAGGTAAGCAACGAAGCCGACACGGATAATAAATACTGGCTACGTATCGATGACGTGAATGGAAACCAAGTAGACTTCAAGTCATTTACGAAAACACTTCAAACCGGATACGCTCATTATGATCTGACGTTTGACATGTCGCTACTCACTAGCATTGATGATTACTTTAAATTTTACATACTTCGCGGTGACGTTGAATCATTTGACGCGACATTTGATGGCTCTTTTCTTGGTGAATCGCTGACCTACCTTTATAAATCTGACTTAGTAAAGTTCAGTACGTTGATAAAGACTAACCCTGCTTATGGGACATTCCTTTTGCAGTACAAATCAATAGGAAACTTTGGCTCACAGTCTAATTTCGCAGGGATAAATTATCCTAATAACGGGAATTATTTTGGGTTGAGAATACCCTGCCGATTCTTTGAGCAAAGAAACAATACCAGTCAGTCATCTTTGCAGTTGAGCAATTCAAAGGTCATTAATACGTCCGTTATTTTAAGTCTCCAGCAATACCTTCATGTTTACATGGTGCCTGACTACATGCACAATAAGATTCAATTGGCTTTAGCTCATGCGGTGCGAGGCTCTTTGTTGATCGATGGCTTTGAGTGGACGGTTACAGAAGGATATGAGCGAAGCAATCCCGACAAAAGAAATCCTTTGCAGTTTGGCAAGGTTTGGTTAAGCAGAAAAAATACTTTGATACGAAACATAATTTAATATGGCAACAAGAACAGACGCTCAATTAACCACGGACGCAAACGTAATAAAAAACGAAACGGCACCGGGTGCAAACACCGCCACGAGGGTGGGCAATATGTTTGTTGATGCGATTGATAGCAAGCTAAACATCGATAAGATAGCAAGCCCTACGGTTATTGGAGCCACAAAGCTCTACGCTGATTTATCCGCTTCTAATACTGATGGGGCGGTAAGTCAGGGTGGCATTGTAGCAGCGTTAAATTCATCATGGCTTACGACAGGGCTTACATACGGATCAAATGTTACAACTGAATCCGGCAACCCATTTCAGTATAAAAAGGATTTAGGAACATTAAAACTTAGAGGCGGGATAACTATAACTGTTGGAACAAAAGTGTCAACTGATGTTCTTTTAACTCTTCCTGTTGGATTTAGACCTTCTAAGCCATACAAATTTTCAATAGTTGAATCTGTTTTTAACGAAACAGCAACTGCGGCAGAAAGATATAGGGTTTTCATCGCAACAAATGGTGAGATTAAAATTTCACAGGCTTCTGATGCAATACCTCTTAATCTTCCTGCGACATCTTGGAGTTTTGATTTACCTTGGATGGAATGAGATACTTGATAATCATCATATTGCTTTTTTCCTGTTCTTATCAACGTGAGTTTAAAGTTGACAAAGAACTAAAGGTATATGTTGATTCTTTTTTTGATTTAGCAATGAACAAAGGGCTATTGATTCAAAAAGAAAATTTAATAGTTACACTTTCAGCCAATATAGGTTCGCTGCAAGGATTGTCA